GATTTGAAGAAAGAGACAGAGTTGTGCAAATGTCCGAAGCTCTAAGAGATTTGACTAGTATAGCTGGAAATCTAATAAGCGAAATAACCAGCATAAATGCTACAGACGTTAATGCTGTTAAGAGAACTGCACAGCTAGATGCTGAAAGAGAGTATGGTACTGCAGATACAGCTAGAATAACTGCGGCAGTTAATAAAGCTGTAGCCGATTTCAATGCTCTTAAAGCAGTGACTGGATCTGTTACATCCGTAGTAAATAACACTGTAGGCGTAGGAGCAACGTTTACTAATGCAATAGCAGCTGCGTCTACCACTCTTAAAATATATGATTCATTACTAACTGATAGTTTTGAGGGATATACCAAAACCATATCTGGATATATAACTAACATAACTACTCTGTTAAAAACATCATTTGATGCTACTGATACTACAAACTTTACTGGATTTGTAACAAACCTAAGCAAAACTCAAGACGCTTTACAGCTATTAAAACCTACCTTAAATGAGTTGCTGGCCGATTCAAAGCTGGGGGTTATAGCCGGTATAACTCAATCTATAGGAGAGAGTGTATCTGGGTTCCAATATAGTGTTACTACTGCTGTAGCAGGCCTACTAGACGCATTCTCAACAGATAGAAAGAGTAAAATAGATGCGTTTAGAGAAGCACTAACTAAGTTTGATACAGTTGGAGCTACTATAAATGCTACTGGCGGATTGAAAGAGGCTCTTACTAACGCAAACACTCAGACCGGTGATTTAGCACTGAAACTAACTCCGTTAGTCGCTAGCTTTGCAAGTCTGAACACTGAAGTAGCAAAGTTGAACGACGTCACTAATACTACAACTAAAGCGGTAACTCCTGGTCAGCTTAGTCAGGCTCGTGCTAAGATAACTGAAATAGCTACAGCCCTACAAACTGCATGGAATAACGTTCAGTTTCAGGTAAGTACCAATCTAGGTACTGGTATAACTGTTAACGCAAACGTAAATGCAGGTAGCGCACTAACTACTGCCGACCGTAGTAACCTTAAATCTATAGCCGCTAATAGTTCAATATTCCCCGCACTAAACGCCGTAGGTGCCGCTAACTATAGTAAGGGCACTATACCCGGAGCTGACAAAGCTTACGCAGAGGGTGGTTATGTACAAGGCCCAGGATCTGGTACAAGCGATAGTATTTCTGCAAAGCTATCAAACGGCGAGTATGTGATCAAAGCTTCTACTGTTAAGAGAGTAGGTAAAAATCTGCTTGATGAGATTAATACTTCAGGTAACCTAGGATACGCTCTAAGTAAGCAAGGTAGAAATGGAGATTCCCTAGTAGCGCACGTAAACAGTGAAGAAGTTAGAATGTTACTTCAGTCTGGAGGCAGCGGCACTTTCAACCCTAAGACCGGGCTTATGGAGTTCTTTAATAAAGACGGCGGAGTATATGGCGGATTATTTGCAGCTCAAGAAGCTGATAAGCTATATAACGATTTTAATCGTAGACTGTCCACGGACACTACTATTAGGACTGTAAATCCAGGTGGGTTTGTACGAATGGAGAACGCTACTGGGTCTAGTCAAATATACCCATGGAATCCTTTAGAGGCAGAGAGACTAGCAGGAATTAATACTCCAAACGTGATGAGTCTAGTAGCTAATTCTATGATGATGGCTTCTATACCTAGAGAAAGAAGAGGTCTTCCCTCTATAACCGGGGGTAGCTTCGGAATCGCTTCTAGCGTGGCCAACAGTAGCTTAAACAATCTATATCTAAGAATGTCTGATGGATCTATAAGATTCTTAGATTCAAACCAAGTAGGCTACGGTCCAGACCAAGTATCTACTAGCAGAGTAAGAGGTGGTTTATCTGCTAGGGCTAACCAAACTCTTCAACTCGCAGCGGTGGCTTCTAGTAACGTATCCAGAGATCTAAATAATTCTGCTCTATCTAAAAATACTCTACTAGATTATATAACAGACATGAATAGAGACAATGGCATGTTCTTTGATTTCTATATGCTACAAAAAGCTAGCACTATAAATAAAGGTATAAGAACAACCTTACTAGGAAACGCTAATATAGGTGAAACTGCAGGATTTTCTGGTATTTATAGTCCATTTAGTGCTGGACCTGGCTACCTCGGTGCTGATATAACTCAAACTGGTCCAGGTTTCCTTGGTAAATATAGATACATTGAACCTTCAGGAACTGGGGCGCTGGTAAATCCTTTTGCTGTTAATAGTAGATTTGCCGGATATTTTTCCCCATTCCAGACATCTGACGGGCAGACTGTACAATCAGGTATACAAGCACCAGGAGCTAATATAAATGCTATGTTCAGTGCTGGTGGGTTAGTCAAGAGAGACTCCGTATCAGCAATGCTAGAGCCTGGTGAGTTCGTACTGCGCAAACAAGCAGTAGATAGAATGGGACTAGATAACGCTATACGTCTAAATTCCACTGGTAGTATGAATGGCGATATTGATGTAGAGGTTAATATCAATAATAACGGTACAAACCAGACTACTGTCGGTACTCCAGAGGTTAGAAGAGAGAACGGTAAGATAGTTGTGGACATCATACTAGAGGATCTTAGAACTAATGGACCAATCAATAGACAAATTAGGAGTATAAGATAATGGCAAGATTTCCGAGTGAAGCAACTTATAGTGTAGGTCCAACGACCTACACTATGAGTAATAAACGACCAGATAGAAATTTCAGTATAAATGAGACGTTTAACAATGCAACCTTTACAAGCCAAAATGGCTATCAAAGAACGCGTGCCATAAGCAGACGATCAAAGAGACAGTTTCAAGTAAAATATACAAATATTTCAGGGGCATATAAGCAAGCCCTTGAAAATTTTTATAGAGCAAGAGGAGGAGACTACGATTCTTTTGAATTTGACTTGTCATATATCGGACTTTCTGGTAGCATACAAGTAAGATTTAATAACGATTTTTCAGTATCGGAAGTACTCACTACTACTAGTATAGTAACTTCTGTTTATAATGTTTCTTTTACCTTAACCGAGAGTTATACATAATGTCTACTAGAGCCTACGATTACATATTACAACTAGCTAATGGATCTGCTTTCAGGCAGGGTAATTCCATACAAGGCGCTACTACATTAACTGTAGGAGAAATAGTAGGTAAAACAGGAAATAATGTTCGAGTAAAAGTAGCAAATGTGTATCAAACTTTTGCCGTGGGAGAAACAGTGAGAAGTAATAGCGCTGTTCTAACTACTTTTAACGTATTCTCTAATGTTACAACCTTGATAAACGGAACCACAAATACGTTTACCATACCTACTAGCGGAGTTTTTGATGAAAGTATAATAGTATATGAGGATACTCAGGTAGTAGATGAGCAATACTATGTTCGTATTAGCCCTACTCAAATAAGATTTGTACCTAGAACAGTACTAACAAGCCCTACATCAGAAGTTACCACTACCAGAATATATCCATATACAGGTATTAAGAGTCTAGTAATACAAACAGTATCTGGTAATACGTCAGCCGCATCTTTTATATCTGCAAACTATTCTGCAAACGTTACAACGGCAAGTAGTACTATAACTAGTATATCTAATAATCCCTATATAGCAGAGAAAAACTCAACACAACAAACACCTCTAGTAAAATTGTATACTATATACTATCCAGGAGAGTGGTATCCTGCCAATAGTAATAACAACCCTACTAAAAGTGGTGCAGGATTTCCGTGGCCTTATGGATTTCCGCTCAGGTATGCAGAAGTGGTAGGAGAAGCTTATAGTGACTTCAATTATTCTGTATCTTTAGACGGATTGTCATATAAAGTAGTAGGCAGTGAGAGTGGAGATATAAGTGTAGACTCTACAGGTCGAATAGGGGAACTAGGATTAACTATTGCTAACTTTGACGGAGTTATAGCTTCTATAGTAGAGAATAAAAACTTAGTAGGATACGCCGCATCTAATAATATAACAGCAACTGTTAATGGCGAATTAGTTCAAAACATTGACCCTAGAACAATACCTGGCAATATACACTATAATGCAACTATAGCTCAATCTAGAGGTATAAATGCTGCTTGGGACTATGCTACTGCTATAGCTAATAAAGAGACGTGGACGTCTCTAAAACAGGATACAAGAGACCTTCTTGGAGCAGTTGTAGAAGTTAAGCTAACATACGCAAAATTTTTAGACCATTGGCCTGAATACTCAATAGTGAGGACTTCTACACCTAACTCTGCTAATGTGTACTCTACACTACCGTACCGAGTTGGTGATGTAGTAACCTCTAATAATAGAACTACGACTACTACTATTGCAAACATAGACGGGTCAAGGATAAGTTTTACTAATACTAATCTTTCTACTCTGGCCGAAGGGTCTAAACTATTAATTGTTAATCCAGATGCGGATAATTCTTCTTATGTTGAATATGTATATAATATAAGCAGGCTAGATGAACTAGATGAGTTTGTAGCAAAATTTAATTTGACTAACTGGTTACAATATTTTAAAATGAAGGTACCAAAACGCAAGTTTGTAACTACTACATGTCCATGGGTGTATAAAAGTGTCGAATGTAAATACCCAGTTACTGGTACTGGCAATATAGTAGGATCTAACCCTGTAGTAACTGCTAACGGGTTTTTTACTGCTAGTAATGCAACTACTCTAGATGCCGCCTCAGACATATGTTCTAAAACACTCACCGCTTGCTCACTAAGAAGAAATTTAACTAATTTTGGTGGATTTCCTGGTATTAAAAATGAGTAAGTATGATGAACTATTAACAGCTATGGGTAATCATTCTATAGCTGAATATCCCCGCGAAGCCTGTGGAATAATTACAAAAGATTTGAACTATATACCAACTAAAAATATAAGTAAGAACCCTAGAACATCATTTATCATTGATCCTATTGCTATAGTAGAGAATTTTGATAATATTCTTGGGTTTTTTCATTCACACCCTGGCAGTAGTGATCCTATACCTAGCTCAAAAGATCTTGCCAGTACTAGTTTCGATGAGTATTTGTTTGTAGTTGGTTTTGCAAACTCTTTTTATAGGTACTGGTCTGAGAATGGTGAGTTGAGGTTTGAGAGATTAAATGAAAATAGTGTTAACCATACTGAACCCTTTAGCTAAGAAAAAAGAAGAAATAAGTATAAATATTGATACCTACGAAGATATTGTGTCGTTTTTACGAACACAATACCTACACCTGTTTGACGTATTTAAACACTTCTCTATAATAGATAACGGCAGACTAATAACTAAAGATATATTAAAATTTAAAGTACGAGGCGATATAATAATAGTCCCGCTAGTATCTGGGGGTGTGGGTTTTGATAGTCTAGGTAATTTAAATATTTTTTACGGGTCTAGCAGCACTCTTAGTAATCAAGCCGTAGCCCTAACAGGCCTAGCAAAGAGAGTAACAGAATCATCTTTATTTGGTCAAGGTCAAACGGCATTTGACGTTGCTCAAAGAAAAACAAATAGAGCAAACGGTACTTTAGAGAATGTAGATGATCCTACTAACGGTTTTGGTAGTATCGCCTCTACATCCGGATTTGGATTACCTATAGCACTACATTTTGGTATGGTACGTACAAGCGGTGCTGTTATAAATAGTTACGTAAAACATATACAAAGAGGCGGAATAGACAATATAAGAGTAGCAGATTATCTATGAGACATTATATAAATATATATAATAAATTAATACCGTTTATATCCGGTGGAAGCGTAGAAAGTGTAGGTTCTACGCTTTCTGTCAGTTTTGATGGTTCTATATCAAATAACCCAAATACTAGTAAGAGTTCAGATATACTATTTACTCAGCTTGCACTAGGTGAGGGGCCTATCTATAGAATAAATCCTAATGGCCCACAAGACATAGAAATAGACGATAGATATGTAGATGATTTAATAAATTTTACAACTAATAATGTAAAACCAGATGTATTTGGTTATTCATACCAGACAGGTACGCTATCTCAAACTGCAATGGCTCCTTTTGCTAGAGAAATAGTAAATAGTGTAAGATTTAACAGCCCTATAGTTTTAAAGAGCGGACTATCTTCTAATCCAGAAATACCCGCGCCTGTAGAGACTTCAGTATTATTTTTTCCTACAAGCCCTTCTGAAGGTCTATACCCTATAGACAGCATAAGAGTGAAATTTAATGTGACTGACTTAAAAACTACTGGCGGTGACGGAGATGTAGCTAGTCAGTTAAGTATTTCAGTCTTAGTGCATCCTTTTGACGAGATAAGCAATATAAATAATTATATTGCAGGTGGCGGTATGATAATAACTAGTTTAGTAGTTGGAGGCATGGCTACTGAACTAGAGGTAAAAATACCTGAGGCTCGAAAATCTATCTCAGGATATAGAGTATCTGTATTAAAGATAAGTGATGACGTAGCCGAAGATGGTTATTCCAGTGAGATAGAAGTACTAGGTTTTGATGAAGTTAGAAAGAGTCCTTTCACCTATCCTAAAACAGCTATAGCAGGATATGCAGTTAAATCTACCGAGTTTAGAAAAGATTCAATACCTACATTTTCTTCATTGGTAAAAGGCCTTATTGTAGATGTTCCCAGCAACTATAATCAGCCTATACTACCTAATGGCCTAGTTGACTGGCGACAGCTAGAAGTAGAAGATACAGGAGTAAATTCATATGTTGCTCGCGGGTACAGGCTTCAGAGAAGTGGTACTACTGTACTTAACGAGGCAAATCCCGTACTATACGTAGGACCGTGGGACGGCTCTTACAAAAAAGATTGGACAGAAAATCCGGTGTGGGTCATAAAATATATTCTTACAGATATACTTGGATTACCGGAATCTTCAATAGATAAATATAATTTCTACTCAGTAGCTCAATACTGCGATGCAGTAGATTCTACTACAGGTAGATTCATAGGAGTAGCAGGTTTTGCTGATGGCGGTTTTAGATTTAAGCCTAACGGATACCTTACTGGTGTAGTTGAAACTCTATTAGGACTGCCAGAAGGTACTCCTATAAGAGAAAGAAGATTTACTATAGGAATGAGTATAACCGATAATACAGATGCATATTCCATACTCTCAGCAATTGCTAGTTCTTTTAGAGGTGTAATATCATACTCTTCTGGAAGAATAAGGCTTATAGTAGATAGGCCTAATACCCTACCTGTTGCAATGTTTAACGAGTCTAATATTGATCAGAACTCTTTTAAACTTTCTGGTATTCGAGAAGAAGATATAGTTACTGGAGTAGATGTATCTTACATAAACTTCAATGATCACTTTAAGAAAGAAACTGCAACTCTAAATAGGGAAGATCCTTCTCAGATTGATTTTGAAAGAAAAATATCTATAGATGCAGTAGGCTGTACTAGGAAAAGCCAAGCCCTTAGATTGGCTAGATACGTATTAGACTCTAATAGCCTAATGAAAAGAAAACTTCAGTTTACGGCATTCTCAGATGCTTCAGACTTAGAAATAGGGGATGTAGTTTCTGTATCTCAACAAATATCGAACACTTCATATGGTTATGGCGGCATAGTGTATAGTAACTCTACAGTAGCATCTTCAGCTGTAGCTTTAGAATATTATACTAGTCCAGCAATAACATCTGGTTTTTTTACTGCAAATACATTACCTCTTGCACTAAAAGTATTTAATCAGAGAAATAATATGTTAGAATATTACCTAATAAGTAATACAAACTATTCTTTTTCTAGCACAGGCTTTTCCTACGCAGGCTCAGACATAATAAATGTTAATGTTATATCTAAGTTAAACCCGTTTACCAGACAGTTTGCAGCTTACAATTCTTTTACGGCAAATGTGGCCCCTGTTCAAGGCGATCTTTGGGCGTTAGGTCAAATAGATGTGAATAATATTTTCAGCCAAACTGCTGATAAGTTATTTAAAGTTGAGCAACTAACCCTATTAACAGATGGTAAAGTAAGCATAACAGCAACCGAATACGATCAATCAATTTTGGCTGCCGCAGACAACGCAGCATTAACATCTGATAGCATAGTATCTACAAATTTAAATTATGTAACTCCTCCGCCACCAGTATTATCTCTACGTTCTATACCTTCTAGAGATAGACAAGGAGTAGTTGCGTACAAAGCCACTGTCAGTGCTGTACCTGATAGCGCTAATTATAACGTACCAGTAACTACTTCTATAAATTATGGAGCAATAACTAACGTCATAGACGTTATAAGTCAGGGATAATAAATGCCTACATACAACATAAATACTTCAAATACTTCTTTTCTATCAGAAGGTGAGCCCGTAATTTATGCAGGTAAAAATGGTTTTACTACTGCAATAGGTTCTATACCCTTAAGATGTAGTAATGTTACTTCTAATATAGACTCTATAGTACTAACTGTAGATTACCTCAGCCTGCTTTTTGATGATAACTATAATACTAATGTATTACAAGTCCCGTACGATATTGGAGAGAGTAATGTATATTTAAAAATACCAGTATTGCAATACTCAGCTACTACTATTCAGGAAGGTTCATCCGGTTATTACAGTCAATTATCTAACTTAAGTTTAGAGATACAGTCTTTCAATGTAGAGAGTAATACTATCACAGTTAGAAACTCAGCACTATCTACTGGGTATATTAGTGATACTCTATTAAATACGCCGTTTTATACTACTATAAGCCAAACAATAAAGGCTAATAACTTTAATGCTAACTGTCTTTACGTTACTGGTACTTACAAGAGTGTACCAACATATGCCAATGTAACAGGTTTATTATCATATACGGCCTCTTTAAAATCTACTCCAAGAGATAGAAATAATATACGAGTATACTTAGACGATATAAGAACAGATAATTTTACTTGGGACCAAGCAAATCCAACTACTATTACAGTACCTAATATAGTTGATTCAACACAACTAACTGTAATAGTAGACTTATATACTACCCCGGCTATAGAAGAAAATGACTTAGTGTCTTTTTCTACTTTTAATAATACTTATACCATAGTAGGAACCTCCTATCAACCTAGCAGTAATTACTATAGTAATGAGTTAACTTCCAATTGTATATATAAAGTATTTTTAGATAAACCCATAGTATCTGACTCTCTCAACTACTATATAATAAACATATCTCAAGATTTAGAAGGGTCTGTAGCCAATATAACTTCAAACTCCTTTTCAGTAGATTATAGTGAAGAGTATCCTTATACTTATAACCTAGCTAATAACAATCTGTATTATCTATACCAAAAAAATAAGGTAAGATATACAACAGCAAGATTAGATGAGTATGGAACTATACTTGGTCTATCTCCTCAAAATTATATTGTAGAAGCTACTACTATAAATAGATATAACAGAACTAGTGCTACAGTTAAAGGACTACTTCAGGTAGAAGGAATAAAGCTTAGTAAGGTAAATTCAATAGCAGTAACTGAGAGGGTTTTTATTGATACTACTGGAGGTGCTTCTATAAGTGCTACTATAGAATTCCCTACTATACAAGGTAGAGATGTTACTGCTTATGAAATACTATATAGAGTAGTGTCTGATGCAAGTTCTACAGTTCCCGAATATACACGCGTTTTAGTCAATCACGACCCTAACAATGCTCTAGTAAGATATACTGTCAATAATCTAAATAGAGGTACGGTAGCTGGAACAAACGATTTAGAGATACTAGTAACTCCTCTAAACGGTAATAACAAAGGATATCCTACATCAAAAGTACACTCTCTTATAGGTAAGCAAGAAAATCCAGCTGGCCTATCGGATTTTAACGTTACTCAACAAGGAGATTCTATTATATATACTTGGCAGTTTGCACAGACTTCTGCTGGATATATTTTAGACTTAGATACGAAAGAGGTAGAAATAAGAGAGTACCCTGGATTTATAAACATAGCAGACCAGGAAACTGTCAATGCTACTTGGGGCATATCTCTGATAGTAGACAGGATACCTTTCCCTAATACTACATATACCAGCCCTATAGCAAAATACGGTGAGTATACTTACTTCATAAGAGTAAGAGATACCAGTAATAATGAGAGCGATAAGATAAATGCCTCTCTAATTCTTCTAGAAAGAACAATATCTAGAATATACAAGGCATACAATGAGACTGATCCTTCTTCTAGCTTTACCACTCAAGACGGGGCTCCTTTCCCAAATTCAAATACTCTTCCAGAAGTAAGCTACCCTAGTTTTAATGATTCAAACTATAACGGCTTTGTGTATGCTGATAGTACTAATGTGGATAATTCTAACGGAGCATCATCAGGTTTTTCAACTGATATTACTAATCCGGAGATACTTAGTACTACAAACCAGCCATATGCTCAGTATATAACTCAAATAAGAGATGTTGGTAGGGTCATAAAAGGGTCTATTAGGATAAAACCTACTATATCTATTTCTACTTCAACAACATATAATGATCTGCATAGATCTATCATACAAGGTATTTCTGATTCGCACGCTTCAGACGGCATACCAGTAGATACCTCTATTTTAGTAGATAATGCTTTTGGCGGTATTGGAACTATACTAGGGTTTAACAACGCTAATGCTGCAGTAGCGACATATAATGTATATGCGCGCACTCTTACCAGCGGAGGCCCTAGCGGTAATGTATACGCCATAAGAAATACAGGGCAGTTTTCTAATGACTATGCCAATGCTAATATGTTTGCGCATATTGCCGGAGTTATAAGTGCGAATGCTATCCAATTAGGAGAGGTGTTTTATGCTAACGGTAGGAGTACCGGCAGTAACTCCTTTGCTAATTTATGTATCAGTGGAAATTCCTACGAACTAGTAGATATGGCTCAGTTTGTTGATACGGCAGGTAGCTTAACATTTCTAGGGCCTACTAGAGACATAGTGCAGAACGTCTATGTAAGATACTCTACGGATAATGTATTCTACTCTGCAGCTGCAAACGGAGTAGTAGGGTATCCTGGGCACGGTAATACAAATCCAAATGCTTTCTCTGGTGCAGATAGTAATTCTGCTTTAGGTTTTAAAAGGTATATATCAGGGGACTTAGACTTTAGATATTTCCAAATAAAATTAGAGTACTATAACAAAGAGCCCGATAGTACGAGCATATTACTAGAGAACTTTACATACGAAGTTGACGTACAAGAAAAGACGTATTCAACAGTTAAGGAAGTGAATAACGTTCAGGGAGTCTATGTTGACTATAGCTTTAAAAACTACTTAGAACCTCCCGGAGTTACTGCAACCATATACAATACTAACGGAGGATATATAGTTACAGTATCTAATGTAACTTCTTCTGGATGTAACCTAACGGTGTACCAGTCTAATACAGGATCTCCCGTAGCTGGATATAACGTAGCAGTTACAGCAATAGGAATATAATATGCAATTAAAATTAATACTAATAGGACTACTAATATCCTCTGCTTTAGGTTACTTTTACTACTCTCAATCTAAGATTCAAAATTTAACTACGTTAAATGCACAACTCGCACAGCAGAACGAGCAATATAAACTTGCAGTTTCAGAACTTGAAGGCGCTATGAGGCGACAAAGTCAATTAGCGTCTCAGTATAGCGAACAAGCGAGAGAGGCTAAGAGCTTGGCAAACGAGGCACTAGCCGCTATTGACAATAACAATTTAGAACTTTTAAGCTTCTCCAAGCCAGGACTAGTAGAGAGACGAGTTAACTCTGCGACTAAAAAACTATTTGAAGGTATAGAAAATGAAATTAATAATTAGTGCTATGATGCTGCTATCCTTAGTGGCGTGTAGCAAACAAGAAAATGTAGTACCGTTAGAGCCTGTAAAAACTACTATAACAGTTGCACCTGCTCCAAAACCTGCGCCCGTATCGCTAAAACCAGTGGAGTTTAAGGTAATAACCGAAGATACTAAGCAAGTTTTAGACGAAAATAGAGTTTGGTATGCAATAACAGTTAAGAGTTATGAGAATTTAGCGTTTAATACACAAGAAATGTTACGAGTTATTAGAGAGCAAAAGGCTGCCATTAACTATTATGAAGGCTTGTACGTATCCTCTAATTAGTAGTTCTTAAAAATAAAAATTGACATTGATGTAGTTAGTAGTATAATTGTATCATAAGGAGTTTATAAATGTCAGAAGAAATTAAAGATAATCAACGAATAACTGTTGAAAGAAGTAAAACGCCCTTAAATAACGATGATTACATTTTCCATCCTAACTCAAAACATAGAGTTATAGATGGTCAAGTATTCTTAGCTAATGATGACCATACATTTATAACTCCTACTCGTGAGTTATTACATACTATGGTTCATCATCAGGAAAGCGGCGACTTCCCAACAATTACTGCAATAAGTGGTCCTGTAAGATTCCGCCACAGCCCAGCTCCAGGCGGGATGGTACCTATAAAAGGCAAACCAAAAAGATAAGATAGGAGATATACTATGGTTAAAAAACAAAATATGGCTAGTGGCGATCATACTATTCCAGGAAATCCTGCTGAATACTATGAAATGACTACAGGCGGCGGCGACATCCAGTACCCAGCCGGAGACACCTCAGGTAGAGGAACTGGTGGGAGAGTTATAAAAGAAACACTTCCATACGGCGGAACACCTGCTATGTACGGCGTACAACTAGATTATGCTAATTCTAATGTAGACGGAATTAGAAATTCTATAAACGACGGAATGCCTCGTGATCCACAAGGCGCCAGTGCAACAAAGATTGGTTCTAATGCGCCTATGAGAAACCCTGTGGGCGGCATCAACCCAATGAAGCCAATTCAGCGCAAGTAATGAAAAAGCCCCTCGCGGGGCTTTTTTTATGCGAAACGCTCGCTATCTGCTATGAAGGAACACTTATAGTAATTCTCAAGAACATCATAAGACCCGATATAGGTACTTCCTCTAAATACCGCAGGTACTCTGCGAGTAGAGTACTCTACTACTAGCCTACGCTGCCATTCTGCATTTAGCTCTATGTACTTAACTTGCTCTCCGCGCTCTTTGAGCAGCTCTAGTGCTCGCTTAGTCCATTCACAATCATGAATACCTATTACAGTCCATAAGTAGTTAGACGTAGTGTCTCTTAGTCTTAGCGGATTAGTTTCTTTATTAGCAGCGGCCACTGGTGCCGCTGTTGTTTTTTGTGGTATTGTTTTTGGTTCAACAGCCATTTTTTACTCTCTTTCTACAAAATCTTCTATCATTGGAAATACTTTAGCAATCGCTTCAGCGCATGCACGAGCAATAAGTATATGTTCTAGTTGGGTTCCATTGCCTGAACGCAGGGACACATAATGAATCCAAGAACGCAACGACCCTTTAAAGTATAGTCTTGTACTTGTATTACCTTCTGGAAGAATTACACGGGCGCACTCTTTAGCAATTCCATTTTCTAGTGCCCACTTGTAGGCCATTTCTACTTCGTGAATAATCTGTGCTTGCTTGGCTAACCATTGACGTTGTACCTCTTCTGGAATATCATCAATGGAGTTTTGTCGGTTTTTAGTATCTTGACGGCGCGCCTTTCTAAGTACGAACTGCATACCTCTACCATCAAAGTCTTTAGTTACGTCTTCATAACGCTGACTAAACTCTTGAGGAGTAAAACTCTTATGGCGGATTATCTGCCGTCCAATATCTCGTGCTGTATCAATTTCCAGTACTGCATCAGCCATTTCTAAGGGGCTCCAATGCTGATACTTGATTAGAGTTTTAATCAGTTTCTCACTAGTTAGCGAGTTGAATTGATTACCTGGGTTAGAGACACGGGCACAAAAGGCAATAAACTCCTGTACTGAGTTTAGGTCCCCCAAGTCTTGTTCTTTTAGCTTTGCTACAAAAGATGGATTTGGTTGTGTGTAGGCTACAAGCTGTACTGCAGCCATGTCTTCGTATAGTTTATACATCAAATTGCTTTCTCTAGTAGTTCCGCTACTGTTTCTTTCTTCTCTACGCTTGCAAGTGCTTCAGCGTTATAAGACAGTAGATTAATTAGTCGTTCATTCCGTACAAGAATGTCTGCACCTGCGTTAAGGTTTTGAATGTACTTAGCCTTACCTTTGATTGGTAGAGCCGATAGTAGGTTATCCAAAGTTTTATATTCTTTTACCAGCTCTGCCGCACGCTTAGGCCCAATACCGTCAATACCCTTGATGTTATCTCCAGTATCGCCCTCAATCATACGAGAAAACGCATACTCTCGTGGAGTCAGGCCTGTTAGTTCAAACAGTGTATCAACAGTTATTTCTTTACGAGAATACATATTGAAGATACTTACGTTATCACGCAGTAGCTGATACAAGTCTCGGTCACTAGATACTACCCAAGTATGAGTATATTTAGAGTTTAGGTTTTTAGTAAAGTACGCAATTAGATCGTCTGCTTCGATACCTTTAAACTTGTAATGCTCGCAGGGTAGTGCGTCAATAGTGTCGTTTAGACAATTAAAGAAAGCCGTAAAACGTTCTTGCTCTTCCTCAGTGCGTTCTACTTTGCGGTTGTCCTTGTATTCTGGAAATATTGCTTTACGATATGCACTTGCGCCACTGTCGAAACAGCAGATTATGCGTTTTGCTTCATAACTCTTACCGAGGCTGGTTACTGTGCGAATATAATCATCGCTAAAATTATCATAGTTTTTACGTTGTAGATACCTAAAGGCTAGGTTAACACCGTCAATTAGTAGTAAATTGTCAGCATTCTTATCCTGTTCCTTTGCTTGAACTAGATCTGACAAGTCGTCCCAACTTACACTCATTATTTATCCTTAAAGTTTATATTTGATATACTTATAATATATACTAGTTTTCTCATATTAGCAACTGGTTTTTTAATTAGGTTTGGTGTATACTTGAGACGCTTCAAATAGCCAGTCGTCTAGTAGTGCCATATAAAACTCTCTTGTACCTGAACGGATGTGAACAAAATTTTTAGTTTTGACTTTATCATCAAACCAACAAGCATACAACTTACTCCTATCCCACTTATATATGAGTAATGGGTGTTTTTTCATAACCATAGCTTCTCTTGTTGTCTGGTCCCAGAACTCTAGCAGTAAGCTGGTCTTAGCTGTTAGTACGTTATTCCAATCAACTTCTTTGTGGTGCTTAGCTTCTATAGTCCAAGGAAAATCTGGTAGCCAAGGTGCATAGACGTCACCTTTTAAATAGGAAAGAGCGCCCGATAGTGGGACGCGCTCAAACTGAGACTTAAAAGTATCAGTCATCTTATCGCGGACCACGTATTCGAACGCTCTTCCTTTGTTTTTACTTGCATTTGTCATAGTTATCTCCTGTATCTAGAAGATAGCTTGGACAAGTCAAAAAGTCAATCATTAATTTCTAAATATCTTACCTGAGTTTATTAAGTGTAATATATACGCAGGATCTTCTTTCTTATACTCAATTTCGGCAAAACGTAGAAGGTCTCTTTGTGTTTTACAAGCGTTCCAAGATAGTGATTTTATAATAGATTGCAGCATTATATTCTACCTCTCAATTCTAGTTCTCGCATTCTTCTTTCAAGGTCTGCGCGGCTAGTAGCTTCTGACAGGTATCTGTAATCTGCTTCTCGTTCTCTTTTTTCTACGTTAAAAAAGTCTGCAATCTGTGTAAGTATGTGTCTAATTTTCATTTCATCTTTCCTTATTTTAGGTGTTCTACTAAGTCCGTATAACCACCTATATGTGTGCCATCTATAAATATTTGCGGCACCGTCTTTGCTCCAGGTACTAGCTCTCTTAATTGGTCTAGTACTTCTGGACGAGTAACATCTAACTCCCTATAAGGGATTTCTTTTATTGTGAGCAGGCTTTTGGCCTGCTCACAATATGGACATGGTTTTTTTGAATATACTATAGCTTCCATTATATAGCACATCCTGAACTATCGCAGAACTTATTACTGTCTGCGTTTTCACCTTCTTCAGTTAGAGTAGAGAAGTCTAATGGAAGTAGTGTTGCAGCGTATGCTTCAACTTCCTCTCTAGCTGCTGGTGTATAGGGTGCTTGTGCATACCCGTGGTCTGATATAGGTAGAAGGCTTACACCTTTTAACCGAGTATCAAAACAACTTAGCGCACGAGCAATTTGGTCCTTCTCACGTTCACTGAAAGTTATAGTAATAGATACTTGGTTGTCTGCCCAATAGTGTTGTAGGTCTACCGCGTTTGCAAACTGTTCCCAGATGGAAACATCTTTTTTGCTCACTGTACCTACGTCATGTACTACAGGGAAGTAAACAACACTAGTTCTTAGCGGGTCGCTAACTGCCGGCTCAATCTTATATCCGGCAGCTTCTAGGATTGGTAGTAGGTGACTGGTGTTAGCTACTCTAACTAGTCTGTAATAGCTTTCAGATTCCGCGTAGTGAATACCTGGTAGGGCGCCTACTACTAGAGATACAGTACCACTTGGTTTTACACTGGTCTTTTTAATGCTTAGCGGAACACCTAGCCATTCACTATATTTCTTATCAAGATAGTTAATATAGTTATAGGCTTGGTCACAGAACTCTTCTAGATACTTTCTACGACCAAAGCGTAGAATGGCTTCTTGAATACCGCTCTGGCTAGTACCAATACGACGATTACGCTTGATAACGTCGTTTGTTTCTCTCCAATGTGTAGGGACGAGAGTAACTGTCTTAGCATATAGATAAGCAAATTTCAGAGTACGTTGGAAATCCCAATAATCACTATGCTTTGCTGGATATGTCTCTACGAGACAGCACAGTTCATATGGTTCTAGGGATTGTTCCAAGCATGGATTACCTCCACGAACACGGTGGTCTTTATGATCTGCAGGGTCTTTCATACGACCGTAGGCTTGCATGTTCTCTAACCAAGCAAATCCTGGCTCACCATTAGTAGCTACTTTTTTAGCCACATTGGTATAGTCCATACCTAGTTTTGCAAAGATAGAGTTGTTAGATGCCCAACGCCATCCTCCAAACTTATATGCCCATTCATAGTTGGCATAACGTTTGGCAATTTTAGCGCGACTATCCCAGTTCGTATTGTACTCATCGTAGTCGCGTTCGTTTATTTCTTTTAGTTCTGGCGGTGCGATACTTCCTGTCTCTACTCCAAACTGTTCCCAGTTCTTCATGTTAGCAAAGTCTTCATCGTCTGGCTCACCAAAAGCAATCTCAGCAGTACGGCGAACGTTGCCGGCCACAACAATCTTACCAATAATATTCATTATATCAGTAATGTCTACGCTAGTTAGCAGTGGGTTTTCGCTACGAGCACGAGCTCTTAGAATATCGCGAATTGCATAGAAACCTTGAACTAGGGGTTCTGGACCGCTTGCAACACCACCAAATCCAACAATAGGCTCACCATATGCACGAACCAATGACGTGTCTGGCTCTACTGGTGCACTGCCTTCTTCTAAATAGCTGTCGATCAAGCAAGAAATTAGTTCTACCCAACCTTCACGACTATCTTCTACTATTACAAGCTCTGGTGAACCTTGTGGTTCTATAGCGGCAATTTTACCTGCACCCTTAGTGTCAAACCCGACACCTACGCCTACCATGCTCATATCCATTAGGAATGCAAATGGCTTGCTTAGTTCAGCGTCTATGTTTTCAGTAGATACAAATCCGCAGTTGTTTAGCGCTGCGCCGCCTTTTTCGTATACAAACGGAGTACCCATCATCCATAGTCCACGACCTGGAGGGGTCCATTTAAATTGGAATAGTCTGTCTGCAGCTTCTTCACCTCGTTTATGGGCTCTTTTTTCGTCCCAGCTATGTCCACTGGTAATCGAGTGTGTTTTCAGTATTGAGAACATACCTTCAATAACTCGTACGATACACTCTTGCCAGGTTTCTAGCTTTCCGTTGTCTTTCTTACGAGCATAAGTTCTGTAGTATGTGAATGCTGATAATCCACCATACCCCCACTCTACAGGTCTCGACTGTAGGTCGTCTTTAAAATCCTTTCTTAAATGGAATTTAATAGGGTTCTTTCCCAAAGTTAGCATATAATTTCTCCTTTACGCATAAAAATCTCTACTAACGGCCTCAGCCGTTAATAGAGCTAATATTGTTAGTCTTACTTATCTCAATCCTAGGAATTAATGGATGAGAGTAGTCATGTGATATCAGGAATACATTTAAGTCTTTTTCTTCCTGAAGAACCTCGAATAGCCTCTCTTTTCCAGGTTCGTCTAATACGCCAGTTATCTCGTCAAGGAATAGTAAGTTTATGCTCTTACCACCTATGTTAGATAGTGTACCTCTAACAGCAAGAAGCACAGAAGTTTGTACTCTGGAGAACTCTCCTCCAGATAAAGAATCTATACTTACTTCTTCTCCGTTGTTAACAACTATAACATTTAGCTTGTCTCCGGTCAATCTAAAGATTACTTGAAATTGTCCGTCACTCAATAACGCTAGATAGTGGTTAATATTGTCTTCGAGCTGTTTAGCCACATTTTCTAGTTTATAGGCAACAATACCGCTAGTAGAAAATGCTTTTCTGAGTATAGCTATATTAGCTACCTCATTCTGAATTTTAAGTATAGCATCATTTAGCAGCTCTTGTCTAGCTTTAAAATCTCTAAGTTGCTCTACTAGGGCATCTATTTTTGCGTTTCGTATCTTAACACTGTCGTTATGTTTTCTAGCGTCGGCATTTTCTTTTTCTTGCCAAGCTATCTCTTTTTCTACGTCTTGCAAAGTCTTTTGCATGGACTTATAATCAGGGTAGTTTTTAGGTAGGCTAGTATCAATCATCTGCGATAATTGAGTAAATTTCTCTATCGCCTTTTGATTTCTATCGTAAGCAGTTTTGGCTTTAGAGTACTCAGCAAGTACTGACTGCAGGGTTGCTAGCTCTTTCTTCTTTGAGTATATTAGTGAAGATAGCCCTGTTACAGTGTCGTTTAAAGATTTACTTAGTTCTACTGACTTTGAGTTATCAATAGGTTGTTTACAGGCATAACAGTGGTCTGATACGTCTAGTGATTTTAGGTCTCTATTTGCTGCGCTAACTGCCGCTTCTGATTTAGATATCTCTGTTTTTATAGTCTCTATGGAGGATAGTATTGTCTCGTCTAATACTGGTTCTTCCATTGATAAATCAAATACTAACCTATCCCGCTCTTCAATATTTAGATTATTTCTATCTATCTTATCGCATATAGAACGTTCTTGAGATATTTTAGTTTTTAGTTCTTCCACCTTGCCATATAGGCTAGTATCAATGTCCGGTACTGGTTTTTCTACTGCCTTATCAGGTATTACGTTCTTCTCAATAAAATCTTGTACAGTTTTTAACTCGCCCATCTTAGAGGCTAATTCTTTTTCTTTTGCAGATTGTACTGTTTTTAGCTCATCACCTATCTCTAGGTATCTTGAAAAGTTAAATAGATTTACTAAGAACTTTTTGCGATTAGTGTCTGTAGCTTTTAGAAACTCAAGACTGTCTACACTACTCTGGTAAGTAAGCTGACTAAAGGTTTCAAAATCTCTACCTATTATATCAGCTATCTTCTTATAAGTATCAAGAACTTTATGCTCGCTTATATCTTTACCGTCTTTTAGCAGCGTTACATGAGTGCTCGCACCAGATCTTTTACTGATTACTTCATAGTCAATGCCGTCTACAGAAAATTCAATTTTGCCTTCCCAAGTCTTGGCTTTTGAATATCTATTTAGAATATCGGATTTCTTTAGTCCTTTTATATTCTTGTTGTACAGCAACTCTTGTATTATTATTGCTAGTGAGCTTTTACCACTACCATTGCCTGCCAGTAGTTGTGTTATTGGCGTATTGTTTAGCTCCAGAACATTATCAGAACCATAGCTGAACATATTACTAAATGTTAATCTTTTTAATACTACACTCATATCTTTACTCCAAGGCTATTAAATAGTTCTAAAACTTCTTTCTTATTATTTATCTTTATAAAATCTAAATACAGACTGAGTTCTTCAGGCAGGGTTTTATTTACTAGGTCTAGCTTAGAGTTTTCTTGCGGCTTATCGGCTATCTTCTTGTCTAGAAGTTCGTGGTTTTGTACTTTGCTTAGTTTATCAATGCTACCAGTAACTTCGTATACTACATGATTTATAGGATCAGGCTTAAGTTCCGTTCCTGCTTCAACTGTGCGCCTAATTAGTTTAGGTAGTTTTAAATCTATAAATTCAATTTCATATTGTGTATCACTAGTAAGAGTGATTATATCTACTCCGTAAGAACGTTTATCGTCTCTATCAAACGTAGTATTTAATGGACTACCAGGATAGTACACCGGATAATCTTTGTACTTATGGTTAAAGTGTAAATCACCTAACAATACTAAATTCCAGGGTCTTATTTTCTCAAAATCAAACTCAGGAGTTATGTGCGGAGGAACCTCTCCTCTAATATGAGTTACTAAAATATCCCCGCTTACGTAAGCGGGAATATTTCTAGTTTGCATCTCTCCATAAGGAAATAGTTGAAATCCTTGGTTGTTAACAGTAACTCTTTTATTGCTTGTTGATAATATAAAGTTAGAGTTATTTATTACATTATCCTGCTCAAAGTACTCTAAGAAGCTTTTACCTTTAGTGGATGCTTCATGATTTCCTGGTATGGCTATAGTCGGTTTCTTTACTGCATTAGCGTAGCTAAGAAACAGACAAATCTCATCAGGCTCAGGCTTTTTATCGAATATATCGCCAGAAATTACTGTAACGTCACAGTCTTTTTCTAATTCTAATAGCTTATTGAATAGCAGTGCAAACCTGTTTACCTGCCACTCATAAGGTATTTTCTTTTTATGAAGATTTATATGTATATCAGCTACGCTAAGTATTTTCATGGGCCTTTTCTTAAGATGTTATGTAGGTTTCCTTCAAATGTAAAACTTCCTACATGGTTTAGCTTGGTGTTAGGATCTACCCAAATTTCTCCGCCTAGATTCTGCCAACGTCTACAGAAAGTATAATCCTCACTTAAGTAGCGTCTGTCTCTTGGATCAATCATAGTATCCCACAGGGCATAGCAATAAGGATTAAATCTAGGATCAATAGAACTATCATTTTTATAATGTAATTCTGGATGTGCTTCCACCATCTTTTCTAGTACGTTTCTTTTTACTAGAAAGAAGCCTGTAGATGCGTCTAGAACTTCTATACTACCCATATGGCTTCTAACCCTATTGGTACCTGGTTCTACTTTTAGATTAATAGCGTAGTCTGCACCATAGCTAGATAGATTTTCTTCGCCTTTTTGGGCCGCTATCTTGACATTACCCCAATTAATAGTCTTTTTAGGATATGCCCCAGCTATAATGTCTTTATCCATTGCTAGCATACGTATAATGCTATCTGGCTCAAATTCTATATCAGCATCAATAAACATTAGATGAGTAGCTGACTTATCTTCTAAGAACATAGCCGTTAGTATGTTACGGGCTCTAGTTATAAGACTCTCATTTCTTAGGGTAGTAATTCTAAAGTTTATACCGTACTGAATAAGTACTTGACTTAACCGGAACATGCTCAAAAAGTATTGATCTGTTACAAGCCCGCCATAACATGGAGTAGCAAAAAATATATTCATACCTCTAAGGTAATCCATATTAACAGAAACCTTGTCCCCATCTACAGACTTAAACCCTGCCGGTAATTTTAAGTTATTCTCGCTATTTGGGGCAGCGCTTGGCTGCCCCTCTTGAGTAATTTCTGACAACTTTTTCTTGGTCATATTATAGGTCTTCCATGCTTTCTGAGCTACGTAGGTCTTCTGCGGTCTCCTCAGTAAAGAGTGCGGTATTTTCTAGTAGCCATTTCTTTTGTTCTTCATAAGACTGGCGTTTGAAAATAGAATCTAGGTTGTACATTTCAATACTACGTTCCGCATCAGTAAGAGGTACAGTGTTACGGCTAGGCATTACTGTGTACTTAACGTTCTGAGGAAGAGGTCCTGTCTTTTCTTTACGAATGGTTAGGTCATATCCATTGTCTGGGTCTGCTGGTGAGCCGTAATCAGGATCGCGTGCGTAATCAATTAGCTGCTTAAAGATAGTAGTCTTCAGATCCATAAGCTTTAGTTTTCCGTCTGCACGATCAATCACATTGACTACATAGGCAAACTGCGGTTTTTCGTTGTATACCGATTCATCTAGCTCACGGAACGGATCACGAGAGTTGTTAAATTCTTCAGTATCCCTATCAAAGCTTAGGCACTCTAGTGGGTGCTTCTTGCCTTCGTTAGTAACTACCCAGCGTACATAACGCGGTAGTACATTACCAATAATACGAACACGTGTGCTATCCTTATCTAGCTTTACGCGTACAATCTCTGTACGATCTCCGCCACCGCTCTGAGGCTTTTTTAGTTGTGACCAGTCGCGACCCATTGGTTTAGTTGTCATAGTTGTTTCTCCAGTGTGAATTTAATTTTTGAGTTTTCGTGTTTGATAAAAGGGTTATTCCAATACTCAGGCTCTACGTAGTTTTCAGGAACCCAACAGTTTTTATTACTGAGGCTTCTTTGAGATAGAATATATAGATATTCACATTTAACTCTCGCAGGTACTCTTGCATGTAGGAATGAACAATTAGTTATATAAGATTGAGGTTCTTGACACTCATAATTAGAAAATATGCCATTAGCGCAATCTAGTATTAACTTATTATGTATCAAAGCATAATAGTTATTTGCTATGTTTAATTTTTGTTTCAGCATGTGATGGCTGCCAGATATTCTTTTTATATCAGGATTTTTTCTGTTTATAAAAAGACAAAAGGCAAGAATCACTTGACAATCAGGTATTCTGGTTATCTTGTTTAGCTCATACCAATTAAACTGTACTATCATAGTATTTTATTTTTAAGCATCAGTCAACAAACATTTTAAAGACTTCTAGTCTATTGTTTACCTTGTCAAATACTGTATCCCAGTTTTTATATTCCGACTGCCTAATATCACTAGTATTTTTATACCATCTGTTAATGCCCGTATTATCTATTCCCCAACGCCAGTCTGGAGACCATGCGTGCAGCATTATCACATGCTTGTCTAGACCAGCGGCAAGATGAGCAACCATAGAATCTACTGATATTACCAATGAGCAATCTTGTAATACAGAAGACGTTTCTAATAGTCCGTTCATATCTTGTTTTGCGGATACTAAGTTTTCCGATAGGATTAAATCCTCATCTCTATCTATCTGTAGCGATACAAACTCTATATCAGAGTGCTCTTTTACCAGAGCATTTATGTAGTCGGTCGGTATGGACCTTAGATGGTCGTTTGCATGGTGTACGGAACCTTTCCAAAATAAACCTACTCTGCCAGTATACTTACCTAGAGGTTTAGAGGCAAACGGAAGCAGTCCAGGATTGTTTGTAGGTGTTAGCTTAGTCCAGTATCCTAGACTCATTAACGGAACAACGCATTCGTGTTCTTTAGGTATAGTATCTACTCCCCGAACGTACACATTTCGTACATAATTAGCAAAGTTATGCAATATAAAATCTTTTGGAGAATTTACCTTACCATCAATCATAGGTAGGAATGTGTTAGGTAATACTACTACGTCTATGTTCTTGCAGCGCCCATATACTTGCGGTATTAGGTGTGAGAATTGTAACAGGTCTCCTATGCCTTGTTCTTGAAATAGCAATATGCTATCTTGCTCTGTGAGTTCTGAAAACGACTTTGTGCTCCTAGCTAATAGGTCTTTATAGGCATATTTAGCAGTTTCTAATCTGGCTTCATGAAGTCTCCAGCCTTTTGCATAGTTACCTCTTAATATCTCTAGCATACCTTCTTGATATATAGTATCTAGTACTAGGTCCTTATCATCACTCATTTGAGCTATTTTACAACTTTGTACGGCTCTATCTATATCATTTAAGTTAGCGTATACAGATACTAAGTTCTTGTGTGCTATAGGGTTGTAATAGTCGTGCTTTATAGCTAGCTCTAATAACATCTTAGCTTGTTCTATATGGTCTAGGTTAAGTAAGCACCCACCCCAACCAGATAGTATGTCTACTAACAGTTTAGTATTGCTAACCGCACTTACGCACGCTATGTCAAATGCTTTCTCAAAAAGCAAATCTGCTTCTTGTTGCACTTGCTTATTCTTAGGATTAGATTTACTAAGTACAGTTGCCAGTGTTAGTAAATTTTTTGGTTCTTTACTATTAACAGTAACAGCATGGCTAGCACACTCCTCTGCACGCTCGTAATCGCCAATCTCTAAGTAAGAACCGGCCAGGCCTATTAATACTTCTTCATTTAAAGGGTTAGCTATAAGTGCTTTTTCAAATGCCTGAATAGATAGACCATATTTACCTTCTAGCTGTTTTATCCACCCATCAAAGAAATGGTACAGTTCAGATGTTGGTTTATAATTTTTCTTTATTACGGCTTTAGCAGCCGGTATCTTTCCAGCGTTAATAAGATCTATAATCTTATTAGCTGCTAGTCGTTTAGTATGGGAAAGTTGTTTCTGATGTACCATTCTAATCTATTTCTCTGTTGTGCTTGAACTATGGCTCCTGTAAGCCAGAAGTCTACTATGAGAGGGCCTTTTTTATCCGGGTGTTCTCTCTGTATTCTCCCTATTCTCTGCTCTAGTTTGGCTGCGTTGTTATTTGGGCAGGTAAAATATATTGTGTCTAGCCTGTGGCAACTAATACCTTCATCAAATATTTTAGTAGTGAGTATAGCAGAATACTTAGTTCCTGCATTGTTTAGTATCTCATCTCTATTCTTGGTTGCGCCTACTAATAGTACGCTGTTTGGTATTAGAGATTTGAGTTGTTCCAACATCTCAATTCTCTCGCTAAGTATAAGTAGGCACCTACCTAGAGCAATCTTATCTCTAGCGTGTGATGCTATCAAGTTCAGATAGGCTGTATTTCCGCCTAGCTTACTTAATTGCTTTGTCCAGTCTCTATTAGGATTTATAATAGTAAACGGTACTGTTGTCTTTACTACTTCTACACTGGGTATTAATTTTCCTACGTCTTTCGCAATAACTCTATTCGGACCAAAATAGTCTGGTAGTATTACGTGTAAGCCGTCTTTTCTCCAAGGCGTTGCACTAAGCGCAATTTTTACCTTAGCATTTATACCGTTTACTACTTTACTGAATGTTTCTGCGGGGCATAAATGTGCTTCATCCACAAACATTACCTCAAACATATTCTGTATTTTATCAAGTCTTTTTATTAAGCTTTTATATATACCTACTGTTATAGGCTTGATAGTTTCTCTACCATCTCCTATAAATCCAATATCAGTACCTGATATCAGGTTTCTTAGCTCTTTGTGCCATTGTTCAGCTAGTAGTTTTGTGTGACACACTATTATTGTAGGTTTCTGGTATGTTCCAACTATGTAGGTGCCTGCAAATGTCTTACCCCATCCACATGGGGCCTGTATAAGACCGCTGTACAGTTTTTCACCTGTTAGTAGCTTATCTACTGTCTCTTGCTGGTTTGGTCGCAGAGTTCCGTTAAACGTCCAGTCTTGCTTATCAGAAACAAAACGGGTGTCTGTAAGTTCTAATATATTTAGCTTATGCCAAGCTCCGCTAGGTACACTACACATTCCTGTTTCTTCATCGTACTCTATAGTAGAGTAGAAGTTGTCCACTAGGTTATAAGTGAATAATACGTATCTTAATGTATGTAAATCAATGTCTACTAAATCTGATTTGTGAAAGTATATCTTGTCAGATATGGTAGCTTTCTTTACTGTGTACTTAACTTTGCTATTCATAGTGTTAATTCATGTACTGGCTCATTAAAACTTGAGAATCTGTATAAGTACCACGTTTCGTCTATGTATACAATAGTTATATATTGCTCCATAATGGTACTGGGCTCTAGTATATTTTTTGATAGTTTAAAAGGGTAACTTACTGTGTCTAACCATATTAAGTTGTCTCTTACTTTTACGACCTGTACTGTCCTTGCTTTAAATTTTTGTTTTTGACGTAAGTCAAATATCTTAGCATTTGCATCAATGCCCCATTCTATATTCTTCGAAACTAGCTGAGTAAGATTTGTACACGTATAGTCAAAGAAGAAAAAATCATCTTTCACGCTTACGTATCGTTTCAGCAAAGACGTTTTTTCTTTATACTCATCAATCTTGTGCCACTCATCAAACTCAGTTTTCATTACAGATATAGAATTAAGCCGTATACTGAAATCATACGGCTTTTTCTTTAGCCCAAATAGCGGATACTGAATACCGTAAAACTTACTGCGGGCCTTCATACTTATCTAACTCTCCCCATGATGGACCGATTTCAACGTCTACCACGATAGGACAGCCAGGAATGTTTACTCCTCGGTCTTTTTGCAGATTGGATTTTAGTTGACGAACATACTCATCAACCATATCATCGGCAACTTCAGCTACTACTGAGTCGTGAACAGTTGCAAACACGCATATCTTATCTTGAAGCTTGTTTTCCTCAAT